CATAATCCTCATCATCTGCAATTGATAGTAATTCCATATAAATGGTTTTACTAAATTCAAATAATCTAACACCTTTATCTTCTTCACCTCTAACAATAACAGGTGCAAATACTCTCAATTTTGGATCTAATTTCTTAGCTAATCTCCAATTTTCAGAATCACTTGTTGTTCTTAATTTTTTAGTAAAATCCACTACAGGATCTTGTTCACCCCAGTTTGTTAATGCTACTATTGGATATTTTCCAACTCCATAATGCATATAAACCTCTTGAAATGGGTTATTTTTATTTATTAAAGAAGGTACAAATCTGATTTGATATTTTCCTTCTTGTCTTGGTTTCCAATAGACTAATGTATAGTCTTTTTTCTCACCTGTTTTTGGTTTGGCATCCTGATTTAAAGATGACAAACGACTCTTAATCGCGTTTAAATCCATGTTTTATAACTTTTTAAATAATAATACTTAAATATAATAAAGGTTTGACTGATAGCCAAACTATGGCCTATGAGAGGTCAATTATGTCATGAATCTTTGTATTTAACTGTTTTAAATCTCCATGTTGAGTCAGTAAAACACAATTTCTATAATGTTGCCAGTTAATTGGAAATTTAGTATCAACAACACCACCATTAAGCTTTTTAATTAATTCATTTAAAGCATTAATAGTGTATAAGGTATTTGTTTCTTTTTTTCTATGCACTAAAATAGTATTATCAGGTATTTCACTAACATTACCCTGATCCACATTATAAGTTATTACATACTCATCATTACTCTTAATATATAGTACAAACATTTTGTTATACATTATATTATAGGTAGTGGAAAGTTCTTTAACTTTGGAATCAATTTCTTCTGATTTTACAAAGGTGCAAAATAATTTGTTATTCAAGTCGCTTAAATTTATAAATTTATCATTGTCATATTCTATGGTATAAATATCAAGCGTTTGTTCAAAAGTCATAACTGTTTCCATGTGTAATTTTTGTTTTTAATTTATATTTTTTAAACACATCTAATATGCGCTCTAATGTGGTTCTTTCTGTGATTTTAAAATCTAATAAAAAAGCATCATATGTGTATAAAACTAATTTTGTGTCCTTATTTTTTAATATTTTGATTATGTCCCATAATATATGAACATTTTTTGCTGTCTCCAAATTTTGTAGTAAATAATTAAATAACTTTTGTGGGTTCATATTATCTAATTTAGATTTTTCAAATTTATATTTTGAAATAGGACATTCAATGAATCCTTTAGTTTGGAAATCATCCCATAAATTATCAATAAAATTTTGTATTTTTTGAAAAAATTCTAAATGTTTATATTGATCAAATACTCCACCATATAATTGTTTAAATGTTAATTCTTTAGACTTTTTGTAATCCACTCCATACATTTTTGCAAATGAGGCATGAATATCTCTATCATCAAAGCTATAATGAATAAGGGAGCTAGCAAGAGTAGGATGGTAAGCTGAAATATCAATTTCAACCAGTTTATCATTTTTTGGTATAAATGTTTTACGTATTCCATTTTCTTTATTTAAAGCTGCAAAATTTATTCCTCCAAATCTATTTGAGGGTCTTGTGGTTGTTGTTCTATAATTGTATTGTGTATAGACTTTATCTCCCCAATCTTGATTGAAGTGTTCTTTAAAGAGTTCTCTATCCACTTGTATTCCATTCCTTTCAATGGCATTGAATACCAATGGTACTCTGTTGTTGTAAAATTCGTTGATAGGTTCATTTATGTATTGTTTTAGATTGTTATAATTTTTTTCACATGTCTCATAATGTTTAACAATAGGAATTATTCTATTTATATCTAATTTATCTTGATTCCTTTGAGTTAAAATTTGATGAGCTTTTGTAGTTTCTAATTCGTATTCTGGTGATAATAATGATAAATCTTTAATATTTTTATGCACGTAATAATGCAAAAACTCTTTTTTACCCCAAACATGCAGGGTATTATAATTACTAATTAATTTAACAATATATTCGCTATTTAATGATATTGACTCACTATGGTCTATTGATAAGATATATCCTTTTTTTGATTTTAAAGGTCTTAAATAAATTAAACTAATGTTTGTTTTTATAGGGTGAGTTTTATAAGAATAGGGTATAATTTCTATATAAGCTTCTTTATAATTTAATTTATATAAATTTAAGAGTTGTTTATTATTTTCTATCAGCCAAAACATTAATTGAATATAACAATTTTATTCTGGATAGCCAAATTTTAAATATTATATTTAGAATATTTAACAAATTTTTTATTAAACCAAGAAGAAAACCCAAACCAACGCAATTCTCTTTCTTTTTCTCTAGTTCTATTTCTATTAACAACATATAGAGCATTTCTACTTATACCTGTTAAATTCCATGTCATTTTTGTAGCTGTATATAATTCCCATACAATATCTTTCTTTTTCTCTATTAATTTGTTGTATGTATCTTTATCAATTTCAAAATATAAATACTCATTATTTTTTTTACAAAAATATCTATCAAAAGATCCTTTTTTCATTTCTTTATCTGTTGGAAATGTTATATTAGATGTTGGTATAAATCTTGATATTGGTTTTACATTCATTATTCTATTGTAAGTTCCAGAATCAAAGTCAGTAAATGGATATGGATATTTTTCTTGATCTGTTATTAATATCTCTACAAGTGGAGCTTGTGATGAAGCTTGAGTTGGAGATGAAGGATCAGTATTAAAAGTAGGTTCTAATACCATATTGGGTCCATCTCCTGGAAACCTACCAGTATGTTTGTTTCCATTTGATAAACAATAATAATATCCTTTATATGGGGCTTGTGTAGCTTTTATTTTATATTCTGAGCCCTCAGTATATTGGTCTTTTTTTATTTGTGATTTAGGATAATATTGAGCCATAAGTTATATTTTATAAATTATCAAAATCATTTAATGTAGCCACATCTGGTTTTCCATAAAAAGTAATTGGGTTAAGCCTTGATCTTAAGTAAACCACATTAAAACAATTATCTAAATTAATTGACCATCTTTTATATTTTTTAGACCAACCTCCATATACAAAATCAGAATGAGCAAAATCTGATATAAAGGGTTTACTTCCTCCTAAATACATTTGAATATGTCCATATTTTTGATAACCTCTTTCACCACCATCTAATCCTGATGAATCCCAATATATTATTATATCTCCTGGGAAGTAATCAATAGCTTGTATGTGATTTCTTAAAGCAGTGGCGTAATTATCACCTGGTTTTAGCCCTGAACCTATTCTATATATTTTATAGCCAAATAAATTTGATAAATTCATAGCTGTTAACTTTGATTTAGCATCTTGTGTTCCATCTGTAGCTTGAGTAAATCCATATTGACCTGAGCCATATTGTCCACTTGAATTAAATGTTCCTCCTACAGCTTGCCAAGCTGGGGCTCCAGACGCTTTATATAATGAAGTATCATAATTGTCCCATTCTGTCCAAAATTTATTAGCTAAGTTTTTAACAAATCTAGAACATAAACCAGAAGATTTATCATTCCCCTCTAAAGTAGCCCATATATTACTTAATAATCCTAAAGCTTTAGCATAATCAGGATTTTGGTCTGTACTTGCGTATTTGTTATATTGATTTGTTAAAACAAAAGTATATTTTTGTGGATCATATGGCGCACATCCTATATATCCACTATATCCTGAATCATCTATCTCTCCTAAATTATTACCAGAAATATCAGCTAATTCTAATTCTTCTAAAGCTGCATCTATTGAAAATATTTCAGGTAAAGGAGCATTACGCTTAAATGTACCTATTGTTGTAGCTTGTGTTGTTAAAGTAGTTTGCCATTTATTGTCTTTTACAAAATGTTTTAAACCTGTTGATAAAAAATCTAAAGTTTGAGGGTAATTTGTTGGTAAAAATGAAATATCTATATTGGCTTTTTCATAAATTTTTATGCCAGATAATCCATCCATGTCTATTTGTAAGTTAATAGGTAAAAAACCAGGTTGGGCTGATAGGGAATGATCATTAGCTATTGAAGCTGATGCCATTAACATTTTATAAAACTCAGTTCCTATTGATAAATTTTTTAAAATTAATTCATCATTTAAATTACCAGGAACATTAAATTGAAATCCTACAGCTCCATCTTGGGTTGGGGGAGGTAAAGTATCACCAAAATATGGATAATACTCATCTTGGCCTACTTTATAAAAATTATCAATTATAAAGTTACCATAATCTATTCTAATATTGTCCCAATTTTTAGCAAAGGAACTGGATGAATTGGTCTCAGTTCCATCAGCATTTAAAACAGGTGACATAAATCTATCTGTTATTCCTTCATTCCATTTTGAAAACATTGTAGATTCTTCACCAACAACATATCCACCTTGAGCAGCTGCTCCTATGGCTAACATTGTTGACATATTTTTAGTGACACTAGTTGATAAATCTATATTATGTATAAAATTTGATGATTCATCCTTGGGATTATAACCATATAAATTAAGATCATATTTTATAGATCCATCAGCTAAAGTAAATTTATTATAATTAAAACTTTTTAAATTTGATGGGTAATTATATTTTTTTGGATTTGTTTTATGTAAAAAATCAGTTATTTCTTTGATATTAGGTAATCTTGATGAATCTATAATTTTTAGACAATTTGTTTTTTCATCAATTACAGGTTCTAAATTATTTATACCACCCATAGCTTCATTAACTGCATTACAAATACCACTTAAAGCTTCATATAAATAAACTTTTTTAGAATCATCAGCAGATGTACAACTATCCATTACCTCTTGAACTAAAGCAAAATTTAAATAAATATTCATTACTTTACCATAATAAGGGTCTGTACTTTGAAATTCATTCATTCCATCAAAAGTTTGAACAAATAATTCTTTAAATTTAAATTGATTATTAACAATACATACCTTTTGATTTAATGAAATGTGATTTGGTAATTTATACATAACATTAGATAATTCATCAGTATCTATATCTATAATAGGAGTATTAGGAATATCATTTTTATCTTTGTCGTTAGGTGTGTCTCCAATTTTATATAGAACTTTTTCTCTTATAAAATTTAATAAACATCCAAATCTTATAAAAAATCCAAAATCATCTGGATGCTCGGCATTATTATCAATATAATCCAACTTAGCTATTTCACAGCTTAATGTTTTTTGTGGATATAAAAAATCTCCACTAGGTTGTACTCCTTGCCATGATTCCCATAAATTAAGAGTTTTACCAAAAGGTTGATATATAGGATCACTTCCATCAGGACCAATTTGAAAATGAATATCAGGTTTACCTAATGAATCTTCTAATTTTTGTAAAGCTTCAGCGGTTTCAACTGCTGTAGTGTACATATCAATTTCATTTGCTAAAGCTTGACCATCAACATCAAAACTAACAGAATTCTCATCTTCTATTTCTTCTAAATCTTCAAAGGTATTAAGAGACCCATCTTTTAAACCTGCACTAATGTCATATCTAGTGTCAGACCCAATTAAGACTTGTACACCATAATGTTGTCCTAACCCCTGGTCATCTATAATTACTGACTCTACTTGTGATGCTAGTATTGCTTTATCAAATGCCTCCTGACCTCCTTCGTCTATTCCAGTTTCTAAAAAACCTTGGTATGATAATACTAATCCAGATTTTTTACCTCCTAAATGTTTATTCCAATCACTTCCTTCATCATCAAAAGGGCTTAAAAGTGTATCTGTATCATCTAATAATACATCTGTTATTAATATTTTTAATTCTCGATTTAATTTATATTGATTTTCAAATTTTGTAAGTTTTTTTGCTTCCCATGAACCAATATTATCAATCATATTAGTAGCTGTTGGATCTTTAGGTGGTGTATATGATATTACAACATCTTCAAAATACTCTACCATATTCTTTTTAAGAAACCATTCTCCCTGATATTTAACATATTCTTGAGGAGGGAAAATTAATCCAGTACCTGTAAGGTCATCCTTATCATGTAAATAGGTATCACTTTGATTAGATTTATTATTTTCTAAATAATCATGAGGAATAGCTATTGTATCATACCCTCCTCTTTTTATAGATTTATTTAAAGCAGGTAATGCTAATAAACCCTCTAATGTAACATTTGTATATACTGTTGATGGTGTTGGGGCTGTAGGAGCTGTTCCATCTGGGTCTTGTTCTTCTGTTGTCTCAGGAGGTAAAACATCAGCTTCTGTTGTTGGAACAAATCTATACTTATGGAAATTTTTAATATCTTCTAAATATTCACTAACAACATTACGAGTATATGATGGATTAGATGTTCCATTATTACTTAAATCATTTGAATTTTTTGAACCTGGGTGAGATATTGTTAAAGATTCTGCTAGATCTCCTAAACTATATAAGTCAATTCTAATGTTATATGTTCCATCATTTTCAAAACTCCAATGAAAGTTTGTTATTCTACCAAATAGAGCATCATAATTTCCACAAGTTTCAAATCTTTTTTTCTCAATTAATGGTAAAAGTTCAAGATATGATTTTTTAGCTATAGTTTGATTGAAAAATTTTTCTTCTAATATGGTTGATTCTAAATTTACAACTTTTCCTTTATTATTAATATATTCACTATGACCAAATTCTATCATTAAAGTATATCCTAACCTTAAATATAATACATCTATTAAATCTAATTGTTGTCTGTTATAAGCTTTTATTGTAATTTGAGCTTTTCTTAATGATCCTCTAGTACCTGCATGATTAATTTGCATATCTACTATACCAGGCATAGGAGAAGGTCCAAACTCAACACCCCCTAATCCATAAGCAAAATTATTTTTGAAACTATTTCTATTAGATAAGGGACCTTTAAATATTCCTTCTCTTTGAGTTATTTTACCATTAGATCCATTGCTCTTTGTTTTAACCTTAGATGTTCCATTAAATAAAACAAATTCTTTTGCTAAAGAAAGACCTTCAGAAAACACCCCTTGTAATCCTAACATTTTAAGTCTAGAATTATCTACAGACACCCCAGATACTAATTTCACCCAAGCTGTACGAGAATTTAAGTAAGCTAATTCTTTTTGTGTTCTATTTTGCTTACCATGAACCTCTTGTCTTTTTATTATTTGTTTTCTAACATAATTAGAAAACCCATCTCCTAAAAGGTTTGCCATAACTATTCATTTATTTCTTTAAATTCAGCTATTATAGGAACTGGATTTGAAGGTATTCTAATCTGTGATCCTATAGTAGGGGTTAATGAGTTTTGTAATAAAGTTTCATTTGCTATTGATATAATCCACCATAATGAAGAATCACTATAAAATTGTTGAGCTAAAGTATCGAATCTATCTCCTGCTGTCACAAAAATATAAGTATCATTTTCTGATCTTGGGATTTCAGGATAGCGTACTGTGGCATACATCCTTTTATCATTTGGTGATTTTATTATTTCTGTATTACTATAACGGCTCATTATTTTATGTGTCTATGTTTAATTTTCTATCATCATTTATAATTTCAATAGGATCTGCTGGTTGATTATCATAAGCATTATTTTTACCACCATCATCTAATTGAATAAATCTTTGTTTACCATATTCTGTAATTGTTCTTATTTCTTGGTCTTTCCATTTAGTATATTTACCATCTCTAACACCTTCTTTATTTTTAAAATCAATTCCAAATGCTCCTTTATCTCCAAATAAGTTTTTCTGTTTAGATGGATTAAATCTATGTATTGGAGTAAATACAAATCCTGATACTTTACATATCATAGGCATTTCTTTAACTTCAGAATCTCTAAATTTTATACCACCATGTTCATCCTCTCCATCTAAATTTGGTATACCTATTTCCCAAGGTGATTCTTCTGGAACATCTAAAGTCATACTTTTAATAAAACCAGGTAATTCATAACACCATCCTCCAAGAGTTAATTGAACTAATGGGCCTGCCATATAACCTGATTTTGTATAGTCTGGAGCTAGATTAGAAACTAAAAAATTGAGTTTTTTATACATTATCATCATTTCTTCTCTTGATTGAGCAGCTACTGTGAATCCCATGTTTATATCTCTTGTAAAACTATCATATTTGTGAAATATTTCACCCCTTCCCATATATTTTTGTTGCATCCAATTAGAGTTATAATTGTCTGAGAATGAATCAATATAAGCTCTAAAGTGAATAAATTCTCTAACATTGGGGTTATCATTATCTACAGCTCCTATTCTGAATTTTATTAAATCATTTTTAACAGGATCAGCTATAACATAACCACTTCTATATATTGGCAATGCGTTTATTCTATCAACAGGACCTAATTTTTCTCCTGTTTCACTTAACTTTCCTTGAGTATAATCTATAACATTTCCTCTTTGGCCTGGTGTTGTATAATTTATTCTTGATGTCCCTGCATTATTATCTATAGTTTGGTTATTAGCAGGATTATAAGAAGGTGCTACCCCCATTATAGTGGATACACCTTCAGCATCTTTTAATTTATCTCTTCTAAAATCTTGTTGAGATGCTTCTCTATATTTAACAAATTCCTTATTCCTTGATGGTACTTGAATACCATTTGGAAAACCTATATTACCTCCATATAATTTAACATTTCCTATTCCTGTTGTTAATGGAGCTCCTAATCTACCTAAGGCTATTTTTATTTGTGTTCCACCTACACCTAACACAGAATCAGGACCACCTCCATATGATAATACTTCAGTATCAAATTTTGAAATTTGGTTGTCTTTTTTATATTTTTTCTTCCATGGTTCACCTTTTCTTTTTACCTCATTTAATTGGACTAATCTATTATTAAAAATAGGTTGTGGTGGTAAAGGAGGAGGTGGTAAAGCATCATTTATAAAAGACGTAACTGACCCCATTGGGGTTGTATCTGATAAGATTTCAGATGTTATTAGGGGTTTTATACCTTTATTCTCATTAATTTGATCTTGTAAAGCATCTAAATATTTATTTGGCCCTCTAAAAGTTATTAAACCTTGCTTTGGAATATGTCCTCCTTCTATACTAATTCCAGCTTGAGCTAAAGTATTAAGGGGGTTATAAGCTCCTTCATTTAAAAGAAAACCACTAGCTTGGGTTCTAACACCTATCCTAGATAACATTTCTTGTTTAAGAACAAATTGAGCTCCTAAAGGTGATGTTCTATCATTTAAAAATTTAGATAATCTAAGTAAATCTTCAGCTGTTTCACCAGTTACACCTGTTGTGCCCCCTCTTAATAAAAAATCTGGATAATTTGGTTCTATTTGTTCATTAGGACCTGGGATAGGAGCTACTATATAAGGTTGTTCGCTATCCGTAAGTCCAGGTCTATCATTCCCAAACTTTAAATCTTTTAAATTAGTTTGAAGGTTAACTAACGGCATTTAATTATTATATATTTCCTACTCCCTCTGTTGGGCAACTAAGTTTATAAGTACCATTAGCAAATCCTGCTCCAAATTGTGGTTTATTAGCCGGTGCTAAAGGTGATACTGGATTGACTCCATCTAAATCCATTTCTGATGGTAATGGTTTAGATTGATAATGTGTAAAATACCCATTCATTGGTATATTTGGTATACCATTAATTGAATATTCATATTGGAGTTTTGAAGATGGAGTAGCACCTATTGGTGTAGCAGGAGTTGTACCATTACCTTTTGAATATGGTGAGCCTGCTCCATTTATTAATTTATCTTTTAATCCTGACATAATGTTTGTTTTTAATTTGTTTATTATAAATATTAGTTCATTCCACTATAATTTATACTTTGTTCTCTTATAAATGCGTTTTGGTTGAAATTAACATTTCTTGTTGTACGTAATACTGCTGTTAATTGTCTTGTTTGATTATCAATTGCTTCTTGAACACCAGTTGATCCTTGTTCTGTTGCTTTTTCTTGGTCTGATCCATATTCTGAAAAAGCTGCCATTCCACCACCTATTAAACCTCCTACTACTCCTCCTATAGCTGTTCCAACACCAGGTATTATTGAACCTATCATTGCCCCTGTGGCTGCTCCAGATACTGCTCCTCCAGCAACACTAGTTGCTTTACCTAATTCTTCATGGCCTGATTCTTTTAAAGCATCTGCTCCATAACTTAATCCTATACCAGCTATTAAAGAAAGGGGATTACCTGCTAATCTTCCAAATTTAGCAAATCTACCAACTTTACCTAAGTTACCTAATTTGCTAGCTTTACTAGCCATATTACCTACACTTACTCTTCTTCCTGTTTTAGCATCATAATGAAATTTTCTACCTAATTTGTCTGTACCTGCTTTTACACCTTTTGGTAAAGCATTAGAACCACCTGTAGGGCCACCCATAAACATAGGTCCACCCATACCGCCACCAGGTCCTCCAGCAGGACCATAAAAGGGCATTCCCATTCCTGGTCCCATCATCATTGGTCCTCTCATACCTCTAAATAAACGAGCCATCATCATTACTCCTCTAACAATAGGACCTCCTATTGCTAAAGCGGCTAAACCACCCATTAAAATGCCAGCTGAACCTCCCATTTTTTCAAGTAAACTATCTATCACTTTGAAAACAGGTTTAACATATTTATCAAGAACATCATACATTTTCTCAATCATTTTGTTCATTTTATCCTGCATAGATAGGTTTTTAGCTCTATTTAGCATTTCACTTTTTCCGAATTTTTTCACTAATTTGTCATAAGATTCTCCAGCTAATAATCTTCTTCTCATTTCTTCAACTACTTCAGACTCTGTTTTAAGACCTTCTTTAGAGAACTTTTTTAAAGCTTCATTTTGAATTAACATATCAGCAAATTCATCTCTTTGCATTCCAAAGGAGGCTGCTATAGAATCTTGTGCTATTTTATTCATGTTAGCAAAATCAGCAGCTGTTCCTACATTTTTAGCTATTTCAGCTGTAAAAGTAACCATATCATTATTTAGATATGCTGATCTAGCTCTTTCAAGATTTAATTCTTTTCCTGTTATAAGTTCTGCTTCAAGCTCATTTGCTATAGATTGTTCGAAATCCAATAAAGAATTTCCAATTTTTTCCATATCAGCTAGATTAAGACCTAATTTTCTAGCTTCAAAAGCTGCTTTACCTAAACTTTGACCTTGAGCTTGCATTGACATTTTAGTAGCACTACTTAAATTAGCAATATCATTAATAACTGCTCTTTGATCAATCATAATACCTGAAAGTGCTGTCTCCGCTACAACAGTACCTTGAATTTCTGCTGTAAAATCCATGAAGTTTTGGCCTGTAGCTGCTGAGAAATTAGCTAAAGATCCAGCTGCTTCAGCAGCTATTCCCATTCTTTCAGTTAATATATTAAATGTACGTAATGTATCATTATTAAGTTTAGCTGTTGTACCAAACATAGTACCTAATGTTGCTTGTGCTTTTATTAAATCATATGATGATTGTAATAATTCATCATTAGCTTGAGCAGCAGCTGTAAACATTTCTTTCATATCAGCAGCTTCCATCTTACTGATATTCATTTGGTTGGCTAGATTAACTGAAGATTCATCTAATGTTTTAATAGATTTTATAAAAGTTCCTACTATAAAAACTTGAGCTGCTTTAGAAGCTAACCTTAAATATTCCTTCATTCCAGCAGCAAGAGCCTTAGTTCTACTTCCTGTATCTACTAAAGTATCATTAAATTTATCTGAGGCAGTAGACATATCCTTTAATAATTTACTTAATATAGGTACACCTTCAATTAATTCAGCTAACCCACTAAATGGATTAACAGCATTAAGTTTTCTACTTAATTTTAAAATAGCTTCATATTGATCTGCTATGTCTTTGGAGAAGCCTCTGGCTGCTTGAAGTTGATGAATACTTTCTAATAATATCTTTCTTTGTTGTTCATATTCTTCACCCTGTAATGTTGCTGCTTTTGATCTAAGATCATTGATTTGAGCATCTATTTTAGCTTGTTTTTTTCTGGATTCAATGAAAGCATCATTAAGCTTTTTAATTCTAGATTTAGATTTTAAGTCATCTCTTGTAATTTTAGCTAATATATTAGCTTCTTTTGTAAGAGCTTTTACACTATCTCCAGCGTTTCCAACCTCTTCACGGTATATTTTGGAATTTTTGGCTAGGGTATTAAATACTTTACCAATATCTTTAAAGGTATTCTCCATTTGAACACCTTCTAAATTTAATTTTTTTAAATTATCATCAATATTTTTTAAATCATCCTCTAAAGCCATATAACATTAGTTTATTATAAATATATAAAATTAATATTATTTATATGAAGTTTTTGATTGTTGAGGTCTTACAAAACTAGGTGGAGATACTGTCTTTTTTTCTCTTTTAGCTTGGTTTTTCATTTTAGGATCTACCCAACTTTTTTCTGGATTGCCTGCCTTAGCTTTATTTTCTTTTTCATAAAACTCTTGAATTTTTTTAAAAGTTAAATTCCTTAACCATATAGGCATATTATAGACAGTATTCCAATCATACCCTCCTTTACCATGAAAAACTATTTCATGAATAGTTGTAAAAACAAATTCCCTATAATCAGGAGTCAGGCCAAAAAAAGTTAAGACCTATAGGTAGGTCCGCGACCTCCTCTTCGCCTGTAGGTGTGTTTAGATATACTCTCATATCTAAATCAGGTGATACTTCTTGATAATATTTTCTTAATTCTCTAGCATCTTTAGCTAAAAGATAATTATTAACAAATTCTCTAATGTCTTTTGTTTCTGAACTGCCATTTACAGATGTAATAATATGAGCAAACCTAGTTGTTACTTCACTTGATGATTGTTTATTTATTTTCTTTAAACTCTTTACTTCAGATTCTATTTTTTGTTCATCACCATGAGTTAAGATTTTAAATGTTATTTTATTTTCTGTGTGTGGTAAAGTAAATCCAAATTCATTTTTACCATCTTTATATAAATCTTTATCTAATTCTTTAGGATCAATTTTAGATAAATCTACATTTTGAGGTTCACCTTCATATGAAAACTCATAATTTTTTCCATAAGATAAAATTCGAGCTGCTACCATAATAGCATTTTTATCTCCTATTAATAAATCATTGTAATTAATATCTTTATTTACAATTAATGATTTTAATAATTTATCAATTACTATACCTTGTTTTATATAATTTTGATTTGTTAAAATATCTTCTTCCTTAGCGGTCATATATTTCATTTCAATTTTACCTGAAGAAAGTGGATTTTCTTTAGGGTACATTAAACCTTTAGAGGGAAGATCTATTGTCTCCGTAGGTAACTTAAATTCTGCCATAATCTTTTATTTGTTAATAACTTGTTTAATATAAATATGAATATAAGAAAGGAACTTAACATAGCCAAGCTCCCTTTTTAAAAAATTTTAAATTTTATCCTTTATAATTTATGTTTTGATTTAGCTTCATGGATTTTAGCATTTTGATTAAACCAATAATTTAATCCTTTATCAAACCATGTCCAAAGTCTAGTATCTAAAATATCATGTAAAACAACAGCTTTAGAATTAGGTTTAGTTGAATAGAAATATTCATAACCTAAAGCTAATATATCATCATCTAAATGATCCATTAATACTTCACTAAACATAAATCCACCATTTGCCCAATTTATATCCTTATAAGTATCTAAACATATATTTATTGCTCTTGAATTTGGAGCTGATCCATATACAGTACAATCCAACATCCAATTTTTTTCATTACAATCTGTTCTTTTAACACCACCAAAAAATGTTATGTTCTCTGAACATTTATTTAAAATTGTATTAAATGATTTAAGAGGCTTGGCATCAACATCAACATATACTCCTCCAAAATCTCTTAGTAGTAATAATCTTATTCTATCACTAATATAAGCATATTTAAATAGTTCTGGTTGTTTAATGTAGTTTTGAAGGAATTTATCATTTTTGTATATATCTGTAAATATTTCATTTCCCCATAAATGATATTCCCAATCTGGATGCATTTCTTGCATTTCTTTTGTAAATTGTTTACAATGATCAGGCATTTCTTTTTCCCCTATCCAAATTTGATGGATAATTTTTGGTATTTTGGACATACTAATATTTTTATTATAAATATAAAAAGGAGTTCAACTAATGTCAAACTCCTTCTAAAAATTTTATAATTTTATTATTAGAAATTAAGTACAGCGTAATCTAATCCTAATGTTAATTCAATTTGTTTAGCTTCATTTTCTGTGTCCCAACTATATTCACCGAATATAGCTTCTTTAATAAATGCTCCTTGTAATATCCATTCTGATACTATATCACCTACTGGTCCTAAAACATTTAAAGTTAAATTCTTTTTATAAAAATCAGAATAACCATCTCTACCTGTTACTGATTCATGATGTAATCTCACCCATTCCATTACTGCTTGAGCTCCTGAAGGTGTGATTGGATCAAATAATGTCATTGTAACATCATTCCATACTGTTTTTCCTTTAACTTTTCTAAGAATGTTAATGTGGTTTAATATTACCTCACCTTGTGTTAATGATATAGCACTAATTCCTTTAATGATAAAACTTGGTATACCATCCATATAAAGGATAAATCTGTTAGCTTGCTTTGGCTCAAAAGCGGTGAAAAATATTTCATTGGGATCTAATACTGCCATTTTGTTTTAATTTATTTTCAATTATAAATATTTAATTCTTTAATTTTTATGCTGGGAAAGTAGCTCCAGTTGGTAATATGTTGAAATCTAAGTAAATAAATTCAGCAGTTTTAGTTGGTTGAATATATATTTGACCTATTAATTGATTTCTATCAATAACATCTGGTGTGTTATTACTATCATCCATTACTACTTTAAAAGCAAATAATCCTTGTCTTTGTTGTACACTTGATAGATATGGGTTAACTTGGCTTAAGAAATTATTTCTTGTAGCTATTGTATTTTGTTCAAATACTAAATTATTAGCAATTTGTGAAATAAAGTTTTTCAAGGCTATTAATAATCTTCTTACATTTACTCTATCTAACGCTGAAGCTTTAGATTGTAATGTTTTCTGACCAAATACTACTACTCCTGTGTTAGGGAATGTAGCTATTGGATTTACATTAGCTTGATATAAAGTATCTCTATTACCATTTGTTAATTTTCTTTCAGCTCTTAATACTGTAGACATTCCACCTCTATTTAAACCTGCAGGTGCAAACCATGCTTCTCCTGCTGTATCATTAAAAGCAAATACTCCAGGCATCATAGTTGAAGCAGGCACCCAAACTTGTTGACCTAAATCTGGATCAATTGTTTGTAACCAAGGCCAATATGTAGCAGCATATGAAGAATCTATTGCTGAAGCTCCAGCTGTTACTGAATTAATTCCTGATCCCCAATCTCTTAAATCCACAATTGATAAATTATCTCCCCTTTGTTGAGATATATCAATCATTGATGCTAATGGTGATGAATGACTTTGCATTGTTAATCCTGGTGCTACTATTAAATTGTATTGGTATTCATCTCTATTAGATAATAAATTAATTGAAACATTATAATTATCATCAACTAATCCTTGTGTATTACCTGTAACACCACCATCTATATTTTCATAAAAATTACCTGTAACTCCATCAAAAGCAGTTCCTTCAGCATCACCAAATGTGCCTGATTGAGCTACTGGGATAGAGTCAAGATATTGTGGTCTTGGATTTCCGGCATTATCAAAATAATTTAATGTTTTTGATTCTACTGATTTTACTCTTACAAAATTACTTAATGTATTATAAGTTCCTTCATTTTTAACATAGTATTCACCTGTTCCAGTGTCTTGAGTTACTGTTTGTTTTGAATTACCAATTACTTTTTCAATGTAATTTGGGGCATTTGGGTCTAATGATAAATCAGCCCAAGTTTCTAATACTGTTTTTGAGGTTGTTATATCATCACCTCTTCTAATTAATAAACTAAATGTTCCTGTAGCTGTGTTTGGTGATACAACTTCCCACCTAATATTATCTTTAGTACCATTAGCTAAATTACCACCAGCTCCTTCTGAGCCTGTACTATTTTGATCTGTACCTTCTGATATTGTTTCTAAAGTAAATGAATTACTAAAAGTAGCATCTACTCCACCTGATAAATCTAATTCTTTTGGAGCTGATCCAGCATATAGTTGAACTTGAGAACCAGCATTTAAATCAATGTCATTTCCTGCTGTACCTACATTTTTAGTTTCAAGTGTTATTATTCCACTTACATTATCAAATGATGCTTGTATACCATAATCAAATATTCCTACTCCACCTAAATTAGTGTTAATTGAATCTGCTAACCCTTGTCCTTCTCCTGTATAATAATATATACCGGCAGCTGTAAAAGCATTATTAGATGAGGCTGATAAAAAGATTTTAGTACCGGCATTTCCATCAATTGGATTTCCTGGTAATCCTTCTATACTAATTCCTTCTATAGATGTTCCTGGTTCTGTTACATTATAGAGATAATTACCACTAGCTGTGGCTCCTGGGGTAGCTGTGTTTCCATTTTCAACTTTTGAACTAGTTGCTGTTGTGTAAGAACCACTTACTACTCTAGTTACTAATAATGAATCTCCTCCTTGTTGGAAATAATTATAAGCTGCTATTGATGTAAAGTAAGTGTACTCTGCACTTCCACTTTCTACTACAGCACCAAATTTATTTTTATATTCACTATATGTGGTAACTAATGTTGGAAGACCAACAGGACCTTTAACTGTGGGTCCTAATATTGCTGCTCCTGCTTGTACTGGTTGTGCTGATAGGAAAGATTGGTCTGTTTCGCTAGCTAATACACCTGGGGATAATAATACTTCTGCCATTTTCTACAAAATTAATTTTGTTTATAAATATTATAGAAATTTTTGAAAGTGCGGTTAAGATTTGATAAATTCACCATTTTCTAAATTTATAGTTCCTTCACCATATTTTTTATTAAGTTCATTACCTACCTTAACTTGTTTGTCTTCAAAATTTTCTATGTTTTGTTTTAAATCTCTTTTAAATTTTTCTAATGTACTTATTTGGTATTCTATTTGTCCTAATCTAAGTACAAATTCATTTTGTTCATTTTGTAACTGAGTTAAATTCTCTAACTCTTCTTTTGATAAAACTATTTTCTCCATGATTATAAATATTAAATGTTTATGTCAAAGTAAATAAAAAACTTAGGAAATCCAATTTTCTTTTAAAAAGCAGTTTGAGGGGGCGAGTATATTATCTATATGGAGAAAACCCCCTCAATTTTAAACTGCTTTAAGCTTCTTCATTTGAATTTATTGTTAATTGAATTTCAGCTATATTACTTTCATTATTTAATATGTCATCTATTATAAGTTTTTTATTATCATCAATACGAATTCTGTATCTATTTCCTGTTTCAGTCTCAAAAGTGACTCCTTTATTAGGAGCCAATATATTTAAATCAACAGGAATATTAGTTCCTTTTATTTTATATTCTTCATGTGATGCTTTAAGGTCTGCTATTTCTGATTTTAATTCAGCGATTTCATATCCAAGAGAAATCAGTGTTTCTCTATTTTCTTGGATGTCTTTATTTACTAAACTAAATTTTTTTCCTAAGAATTCTCCTAGATCAGATAATATACTCATAATACCCTTTAAAAATGTAACATTATTACATATAAATATTCAGGAAATTATGAAAAAAAAAGGGAAGACCTAAGTCTTCCCTATATTGTTTTAATTGTATTAATTACAATTTTTATGATTTAGATGAATCACTAAAATTAAAATCCAATCCTATTTCAACTTCAATTCTACTTAGTGCATCTTTGATTGCTTGCTTTTCTTCTTCAATAAATTTTTCAAATGATTTACTTTCAGCTTGAATAGCTGCTACCATTTGCATAAATCCCTTAAATCCATGAGATCCATCCATCATTTGGATTACCTCTGCTTTAAGTGAATTTAAGAAGCTAGCGTGAACTGCTTTTTCTTGTTCTAACAACGCTTGTGCCTCAGCAGTAGCGACATTTGATAAATCTTGTAAAGCACTTACAATACTATCAGCATCATCACTATATGAATCTTGATTATCATTGATACGATCCTTATGTGAAGCAAAGGCTGTGGTTTGCGATTGATTAATAGCTAAAGCTATATCTTCTATTTTACTCATAATTTTTAATTTTTAAAATTTATAATTTGGTTTCCTATTATTAGCCTACATTTGATTGATTTGCATCAATTGCATTATGGATTGCTTCCATTACAGAATCAATAGCTGATAAATCAGTTGCGTCTGCTCCGTAGTTTGGGTTAAAATTATCTAAGAATTGAGCTGTTGTTCCAAATCTGAATTTTACGTCATCTAGCATGTCATTAGCAGCATTTTTCCACTCTGCTAAGTTTTTTACTACACCCTCATCCATTTCATCAATAGTATCAGCTAACTCTTTTAGATTTCTTTTACCATCTTCTTTTTCTTTGTCTGATAGATTTACTTCTAAATGATCAATTACTTCAAACACTGTGTCGTTTCTATCATTATTTAATTGACGAAAAGCAGCTCTTGAAGAATTTAAAGTTAATTTTAAATCATCCACCATTTCATTTACTTCAGCCATGTCTCTTTTAGGAGTACTATTAAACTCAGTTCTAACTATATTATTGTTACGCTCTTGAGCTACTCTAATAGCATTACCTAAACTTTCTAAATTACTACTCATTTTATTTATTTTTTTAAGTTAATATTAATGTTTAAGTTTGTATTACACTGCATTATGTCCTGTGTAGGCTTGTTTAATTTTCTCTATATGGCTAGGATTAATTAATTCACCTTCTTCATTTCTAGCGAAAGAATAATTAGCATTATACTCTCTATCTCCTGCTGTCCATGCATCATCGTCTCTAAATCCATTACCTGAAGCCCAATCTTCATCCATTTTTTCTAAAACATCTAAAATTTTACCAACTTTTCCATTCACTGGATCTGCGTCAGCAATAGTAGATGCTAGTTCTGAAGCGACAGAAACTATTATACTATCTAACATTTGTAATGTTTTATTAGATTTAACCATAGCGTCTTGTAATATTGGGATAGCTCTTTCTATTCTTTGAGATTCTCTTTGGAAAATTAAAGAAACAGCTGCAAACATATAATTAATCTTTGATAATGCTATTCTAGCTTCCATAGCTTTTGCATGTTTATCCAAATAATCTTGAAATTTAATAGCAATTTGCTCTTCTACTTCTTCAGCTACATAAGCATCATAAGCTGCTGTTTTATCTGCTTCTCTAGCTTCTAAAGCAGCTGTAGCCTCAGCTTTTTCTTGTTGATATTTTGCTTTATCTGCTTGAAATTGAGCCATAAGAGCTTCTCCACTTCGTTCAAGTTTATCAAACATTGTTGTATACCCTGCCAAATCAGCTGAACTATCTTCTTTAGCAGCTTTAGCTCTTTTTTCAAGGTCTACTAATTTTTTAGATGCTTCTTCAACTTTTAAAGCTTTAGTTTCTAATCTAAAGAAATTAATTGATTGATATATACCTGATCTTCTTTCAGTGTCATTAGCTATCACTCCATCTTCACTATTTTTACCTACATGTCTAAGTAATAATTTAGATGATTCTATAGCCCATTGGTCTAATGGTATATTTTCAGCATCAACCTCTGCTTTTAAAGCCATTTTAGCTGCTACATATAAATCATTTGTTAATACATGTGATGAACCATCTTCCATACTAGAATACCAATATACACCTTCTCCTGTTTGCATACCTCTCATATCAGTAGCTTTTTGAAGAGTTTTAACTGTGTTCTCAAGATGTTGAACTGTAGATTCTTTAGAATTTTTACTACTATCAATAGCTTTTGCTGATAGTTCATTCAATTTAGAAGCATGTTGTTCTGAATACTCAGCCTCTGCTTTTTCATCTTGTGTTAAAGTTCCAACTAAAGCTAACCAATCACTTAATTCTGTAGCAAAAGCCTCATGATCTTCTTTTTGAGTATCAGATAAAGTTACAATTAAATCCATTAATTGTTGTTGTTGATCTTCTTTTAAGCCTAAGTTTCTGATAGCAGCTGGTAGAGATTCCTCTCCTTCACCTTTTTCATAAACACCATTAAATACGCTAAACATAGCAGCGACATTATTTGTACCTAATTCTTCTGATTCTTCAGCTTGAGATGTTTTTATTTGTTCAATTGATTCTTTTACCTCTGCTAATTTTTCATTAGCTTTAGCTACTAATTCTGCATTTAAAGATGTAAAGTATTCATTAGATTCTTCTTTTACTTCTTTGAAATCCTGAGTTAAATAAGCACCAACTTCCTGACCTAATCTCATTAATGTGGTTAATTCAGGTGTGTCACCTGCGTCTAATGGATCACTTCCTAAAGTAGTTTCATTAGCATCAGATACACCATCACCATCATCATCAGTATCAGCATTGTTTCCAATACCATCACCATCTGTATCTACTGATTCATCTGGGTTGTATGGGAATGCATCATCTACATTAAGTACAGTATCACCATCAATATCATCATCAGCAAAATCTGGAGAGCCGTCACCATCTGTATCTACAGAATAAGTGTATCCATTTTCATCTACAGGTCTTGTACCTATAGGATCTGTACTTTCCATTGCTTTGATTTGATCTTCTATAAAAGGAATAGCATCTCCTAATTCCTCAATAGTAGCCATTGTATCGTCTAGTTGTCTTTCTAAACCTTCAGTTGGTTCACCAGCAGCTTGAGCGTCTTTTATAGCTTGTTGAATTTTAGTTTTACTATCTTTTGCTTTGATTTCATCTTTTTTAAGTTGCTCAAGTTTTCTTTTTACTTCTTGCATCTGCGATAAATCAATTATTCTAACTAAAGGTTGATCAGCTGGGGCCACTATTACTAGTTCTCCATCATTAATTTTAGTTGATAATGAATCATACTGTGAGGAAGCTTTATCTCTACTTGCTTCTAATGCTTCTTTTTCAGCTGTGATTTTAGTTATCATGTCTGTTTTTTCAGCAATAATAGCTTCTTTTTCAGCAATAATAGCTGTTTTTTCAGCAATAGCAGCAGTTAAATCTTCAATATCCTTTGTAAGTTGAGCAATTTCAGTTTTTGAAGCAGCTTCATCAGCTTGAGCTTCAGCAAAATCCGCTTCATATGATGCTAAAGCAGTGTTTGCTGTTGTTAATTGTGTCTGTAAAGCCTGTCTGTCTGCATCAGATAACTCATCATTTTCAAGTTGAGATTCTATTGAAGCAATTTTAGCTTTTTCAGCACCAATTAAATCTTGCGCAGCTACTTGTTCTGCCAAAGCTTCTCCTTCAGCTTCTGTAGCAGCTACCTTTTTGGTTTCTTTATCTGCTTTTGTAGCCTCAGCAGCTGCTTTTTCAGATGTTGCTACCTCTTTAGCTTCTGTTGCTACCGCTTTTGAAGTTTGAGCTTCATCTAAGCTAGCTTCATAAGATTCAAATAATGAATCACTATGTGCTATAAAATCAGCATGCGCAGCTTGGATGTTTGTCCAATCTTGTTGGGTAATCTTTGTGTTGTAAGAGAGTGGGTAGTATGGCGAGCCATCTCCTATTTCTCCTTCAACAAAAAGTCTATTTTTAAATATATCATATTTACTCATAATTATTGTTTTAATTATTAATTTATAATTTATTATTATTTTAATACTTTTATTTGGGGAAACTTGCTATACGATTGTATAGCTTTATTACGATTATAAATATGAAATTTTTCTGAGAAGTTACCAGAATTTTAAAAAGAAGTTATGAAGAGATCATAACTTTTTAATCACTACCTCCTGACAAAATGTTGATAAAATCTTGCACATCTTGATCATCTAATCCACCCTGTCTCTCAAATTTTGTAGGATCAAATGTTATTCCTGATGTGTGGGTTTTTATACAATTGTACATGCGATTATCAGGGGCTATAACATCAGCTCCTGCTTTATAAAAAGTATTTGGAATCCAATCTGATAAAGATTTATTTAGACTTGGAGCTTGTTCTTCAATAACACTAATTGATATTTTAACTTCTATGTTTTTTGTTCCTACACTACTTTCAACTTCAACTCCTTCAAATGTTAAATAATTGACAGCGCCTGCTCTAAATTTACCTGAGTTTTCAAGTATTATAAAATTAGTATTACCTTGGAGAAAATTTTTATTTAATTCTTCTATACTAAACCCATCAATTTTTACAGCTGCTACACTAGAAAACAATCTAACATGTAATACTCTATTTTTAGCTATAGGTAATAAACCTAAAGAATGAAATTTATCTTGATAGTCTTGATAATGTTCTAGATTTTTTTTATCAAGAATCCTAAAATTAATTTCACCTTCTTGGTAAATTACTAATGTTTTTTCTTTTATTTGATTAGGATTATACATTTAAATATAAATATTAAAAAATAAACCAACCTGTATTACCATCACTAACAATTGATATAGATTCAAATTGGTCATCTAAGTCTTCATAATTAGAATTCCCATCTATAGTATCTGATCCTTGACATTCTAAGGCAACTAAATTAGCAGCAGCATTTTGTGTTAATTTAAAAAATATTTGTCTACCAGGATATGTAGCAGCATCTGGTAGATTTATTGTGATATTACCACTTGAAGGATCAATTAGTATAAATTGTTCTGTTCCTGTTAGTGTGTAAGGTGAATTTCCATTATTTATTGAAACTGTACCTGTGTTTAAAAATGAGCCTATTATTGTAAATGATCCTGTTAGTATTTGATTATTTTTAAAATCATTAGAACCTGTTGTAGCATAACTTCCTGTTTTAGATTGTAAATCTATTATTAATCCATCATTAGTACTTATATTAGTCTCATTACTTGTTACTCTTGTTGAAAAAGAACTACTGTCTGATTTTAGGCCTGTTATTCTAGTTGAAAAAGATCCACTATCACTTTTTAGATTTGTTAATTTTGTAGAAAAAGAACCACTGTCTGATTTTAAATTAGTAATTCTAGTTGAGAATGAACCACTGTCTGATTTTAAGTTTGTTATTCTTGTGGAAAAAGAACCACTGTCTGATTTTAGGCCTGTTATTCTTGTGGAAAAAGAACCACTATCTGATTTTAAACCAGTAATTCTTGTACTAAATGAGCCACTATCTGATTTTAGGTCTGTTATTCTTGTAGAAAAAGAACCACTATCATTTTTTAGATTTGTAACTCTAGTTGAGAATGAACCACTGTCTGATTTTAAACCTGTTATTCTAGTTGAAAAGGATCCACTATCATTTTTTAAACTTGTTATTCTATTTGAAAAAGAGCCACTATCTAATTTTATTCTTTCATCAAAACTAGAACTAACTAAGCCAAAAGCTCCAGATATGTCTGAGGATATTTGTGTTGAACTACTTATTGCTCCTTCAAATATACCTTGAAATTTTTTAGCTATAATATTTTTACTTGAACTAATATTACTTGAGGCTGTTATTGATGTTGTTAATATACCATCTGAACCTCCTATTCCTGATGAAACTTCACCTGTTGATGAAACTCCAAAATTTGTAGATACTATAGTTAAACTATCATCACCTGTATCTATTGTTAAAGGACTGTTACCTTCCACATAACTAAAAGATCCTGATGTAGCTGTTATTTTTGAAGCTGTTATATCTCCACTAGCACTAATATTTCCTGAAGCTGTTATACTAGAAAAAGGTTGAATAACACCACTAGCCATAACCATTGAAGAAGTTTCAGAGTAAGAAGAAGATATTTCTTTTAAAATTTCATGAGAAGCTGATAAAGCATAACTAGCTGATATTGAAAAATCAGAGTGGGAAGATGTTAAAGCGTAACTAGCTGTTTCAGCTAATTCAGCTGATCCACCACTCCCACCAACATTTCCACCTGGGCTTATTGTAATACTGCTATCTACAAATCTAACTTTATCTGCCATTTTTATTTTATTAATTATAAATATTATCCAGTTGATACTTTTGGAGTACCTCCATCATTCCATATTACACCTTCTATTCCTGGGTCTGAAGTTGGTAAAGAACTTAATGATACATTTGCCGGTGGTGATGGTTGATTAGGAAAAGTCATAGCTGGGTTATTTAACCTAGCTCCTCCTAATGTTTTTCTACTTCTTCCATCAGGGGTTGTTGTAGGATTTGACTCAAATACTTCTGGATTTGATGTGGTTTCTACTCCAAATATAATTTTAGACTTATCATTATATTTTTTAATAGCTTTCATATCTTTTTGAACTACATCAGGAACTATATATCCATACATTTTTATTTCAAATGTACCTCTTACTAATCTTTCTTGACTCTGTTATAATTCAGTTACTGTTGTAAAGTTATCAATTCTAGCTCTAAATTTAAAACGTTCTGGATCACCCCAATATGAGTCAGAAGCATAGTTTATTGCTTCTATTATTTTATTTAACTGTTCAACATAATAAGTTTGCACTATACAACTATAAGTTAAATTAACATAATCAGGTACTACATTGGCTATATATTGTTTTGTAGGAATTCTATTATTTAATAAATTAAAATTACTATAAAAATCTTTTTCATTATATGATTTTTGCCATGATGTATATAAATTAGGTTCATTTGAATCTAATTTTCTAGATAATGATCTATTTTTTTCTAATGAATCTCTTTTAAACATGATAATAGGCATCATTATAGCGCCTTTTTTATCTCTATAATATGCATCTTTTTGGATTGATTTCCATCTTTCAGGTGAACCATATATAATAGGTACTGCTATTCTTTCCCCATTTTGTATTACAAAAGGTCTAATAATATTTTCAAAATAATACATTATAGATTCATCAATATCTTTTATACCAACTGAAAAGGGTTTAGTAGTGTCATTTTTAAATGACATTTTAGTAGACCTATTAAAAGGAATATTAGCCTCATTATTGGGTGGATATTGTGATCCTTCTCTAGCATCATTAGGATTACCATATTGAGCATCATAAGGAGTTTGTAAATCCTTTGATATTTCTCTTTGAGATTTAGGTACAGGTTTTCTATATCTTTTAGCCATTGATTCTTCCTTTTTCTAATTGTACCTTATCAATTGGGGTATAATGTGTTTTACAAATAATAGATAAATTACTACCAAAATTTTCTAATCCTGGATTGATTGGATTTTCAGCGTAATTGTAATCTGGGTTTTTACCTACAAAATATTGATTACCTACTATATCATCTACTTCATAGTAACCTCCATAATAATATATTACATCTCCCACTTCAGGAACTAAATCAGCCCCATAATAATCTCCCTGGTCAAATTCTTCATTAAAATCCAAATTTCTTTGCAATAAATCATCGCGTAAAAACTTAAAATCAACATTTCTATAATATCTTACACCGAGTTCATCATCTGGGTATTCTTGTGGTTGATGTGTTATTAGACAGCTTAGTATAATACCTCTATAATAATATTTAGATCCTGCAGCTTCACCATATAAGTTAACTTTAGTTTCTTCTAATTTATATTTATAGTATATACATTCCTGAGAAATAACATCACTTATTAATTCTCTATTCACATGCCTAAATAGGCTTATATCTCTTTGACCCCCGTATAAAGCCATCTTATCCTATAAAAATTGTGTAAGGAACTTTATTTAGTTCTTTTTCTAAATAATCTCCCTCTAATGATCTTCTTTCTAATAATTTATCTCTAGAAGTATCATCAAAATATGTTCTTAATCTTTCTATTAAAGCATTTTTTTCAGCTGTAGCTGCTGATAGTAAATCTTGTTGATTTAATGTTACTTCAGCATCTGGAATTGGAACTGTAGTGTATTTTCCTCTAATATATCCTAACATTTCTTTACATATAGCTAAAGCATATTCAAATATCCATTGTCTACCTATTGAATTTATTTCATTATAATTTGGATTTGTGAATGGAACTTGTGATACATTTGTTACTTTATTTATACCATTCCTATATGGGTTTTGTCTTTCTGAGTCTTTTATATATTGAAAACTCATATATCCACAATGTCCTCCTTTAAAATTGTTACCATAAAATTCATTACCTTGTGGAATTGGAAATATTTTTAATTGATTATTTATTAACTCAAATGAATAATTTGATCTTCTAATAGTGTCATTAAATTCTATAGCTTGCATCACTTGCATATCATAGTTGATAGGCATCATTAAGAAGTTAATTGCAGGTGAATAACTACCCCAACCAAATGAATCCATTAAATCAATCATTCCTGTACCTGTACCTGCAAAAGGATCAAAATATCTTGTTATCGCAGGAGGTGCCTCATAAAATACTCTTTTAATTTCTATATTATCATCAGGTGTGATACTAGCACTAGCTTGAGCCCAAGCATTCATATCATAAGTTTGTTGGCCTGCTTTTAATTCTATAGAACCTGAATACCATGTTATATCTCCTCCAACTCCAGCTTCTGTTCCATATTGATCTGATAGTCTAACTATGCCTGCCATATTAGGAACCATTAATTGATCATTTGATTCTATTATAGTACTTGAATTACCTAAAGATAAATAATTTTCCCTTACTTTATAAGCATATAATTCATTTCCATATGTTGTAATAGCTTCTTCAAAAGCTGTATAAAATGAACCGGATTGGAGTTCTATATCAGTCAAAGGATATCCTAACCTCCTAGCACAAAAATCTGCTACTTTATCAGCATCAGTTTGAAAATCTGTTTGATTATCATAAAAACCAAATGGAGTTTGGCCTGCAGCGAAGTTTGACGTACCCGTCCAAATAGGAATATTCATAGTGTTTTATTATAAATATTATACTATTTAATAAATGTAAATTTATTATTTAAGCTTGGGGATTGAAATCAATATTAGCAAATACACTACCAGATGAAGCATCAGCATCTAATATAGTTCCAAATGGTGCTTCAGGTCCAAACTTATTCTCATTTAATGCTGTTCCTTCTGGTAGGTTTGTTCCTTTAAATTCTCCAACATATAGTTTAGCTCCAACATTAGCTAAAGGTGTAGCTGATGTATTAGAACTTCTTACTTGAATTTGCCATCCTGGTCTTTGAGATGATCCATCACTTGAAAAATAAAATTTAACATATCTAGCTCCAGTATCATAGAAAAAGTTACTTCCTGAATATCCTCCTAATGGCATAGAATTAGCTCGAGATATGTCTCTTGGTAGAACATAACCAGGAGAGGCATTAGCACTATTCCAAGCTCCACTACCATTAAATCCAGAACTCCAAGCTGGGCTTGAGTTTGAGGAGGCATTCATCCAAGTGAAAGAAGCATTAGCAAAGCTTATTCCATTATTTGAAGTTGTTATACCTAATCTATCATACATACTATATGTTGAATGTTCAAAAGACATAGAATCAAAAGACAACTCAACTGTATTTCCTGCTAAGGCATCAAATAATATCTCATAAGTTTCTCCAGCTGCGTAGTCACTACCGGTACCCCCAGAATCTGTAAATAATACTGTAGCTCCAGCTGCTAAATTAAGTTCTGATTCTGTAGTATCATCATCTAATTTTACAAGACTTGGGGCTGTTGATCCAGTATTAAATGCCACTGTTGTATTTCCTGATGTTAATACTAATACAGAGTCATCTATAGAGGCTGTTTCTAATGATATACCAAGGAATTCACTAGTAGCTGAAGCTGTTGTAGCTAAAACAGCATAAGTTTTTCCTGTGGTTGATTCAATTTTTCTAGCTAAGGGTTGCCCACATACAATAGATTCAGAAGCTATATATCTAGCTGATGGTCCATAACCTATTATACTACTACCTGTTATTTCTTCTTTTTGTCCTTGAGTAGTAGCTAAAAAAGTATAATCTTGTACAACTCCAAAAGGGGTAATTTCAAAAGTATTACCACTTTCATCTGTGACAATCATTCCACCTCTAGCTACTAATTTTTCATTATCTTCTGTTGCCATTTGTTTTATTTTAAATTCCTCTTGCTATAACTTTAATTTGATATTGTCCTGTTGTATCTTTAGACACTAAGCGAGCATTTCCATTTTTTATATCTACTTTAAATTTTAAATCTTTTGTAGTATTACCTCCAATACCTCGTGTTGAAAAATCATTATAAGTTACCCTAGGAGTTTCTGAGTTTATTTCCCATATAGATTGTACTGTACCTGACCTACCTGTAAAAAAGTCACCTGATCCACTAGTAGCTACATAATCAAAAAATGCTCCATTATATGAACCTGTTGGTATTCTAAAGTAATATGTTTCTTGTAATGCTATTGTTGATGAGTTTACCTCAGTACCATAAAAAGCATTATTAACTTTTAAAGTATCATATGTGTTGGCTCCTGATTCTGATATTGTTAATGATCCTGTTATTACAGCATCCCCAGTAAATGGAAAAGTTCCTCCTGTACCTCCAGAATTATTAACTGTCACAACTCCACCACCATTATCAGTAACAGTTCCATTATTAAATTTAATAGTATTAACATTAGAGACTGATGGAGAACCATCTTGTTCTGTAACTGTTAAAGATGTGCTTGATCCTCCTCCACCTTGATATGAACCAGTATGGTAAACTTGACCTGTTGAAGTATCAATAACTAAAGTTTTAAAACCTGTATTACTATTATTAGAAGCGCTGAAAAATAAATCACCACTTGAACTTATATTTGAAGATGTTATATTAGTTATAGTAGCTCCAAACCAAGGTTCGGATTGGGTTCCTAATCTCTCACTATTTAATCCTGTAGATAAAAAATTACTTGATACTCTAGAAGTAAATGATACTGAGTCAGCTGTTGAATTACCAAATGTTACTTGGTCTTTAAAAAATGATCTACCATCTACTATGAATATAGAGGAGTTGCCTGACCCACTTATTGTTAATGAACCTGTTATTTTAGCATCTCCAGTAAATGGAAAAGCATTTCCACCACCATTTAAAGCATGTGATGCTGTTAAAGCATATGAAGCACTAACTGCTGAGGATTCTATATGAGCAGCATTACCCATATAACCATGATTAATACATTGATAATATAGTATGCTTGGAGTATCTTCTGTTACTGTAATTTGAGTATAGGCACCTGCAGTACCAGCTGCTATACTACTAGTGACTACATTAGTTGTATACTCTGTATTTTTTGCCGCATCAAGATAAAATAACATTCTATGAGTAGAGTTAGTATTATCTGATTGATCAAATTTATAAACTTTACCTGGGTAGAAATTTATATATGGAGATTCTATTGAATTAAAATAGTATCCTTGTGTTGAGGATCCTCCACCTGAAGGGTATCTATGATTTGTGGTTTTATCATCTACTGTAACTTTAATAGATGAGGTTAAATCAAATTGTCCATCTAAATGAGATGCTGCAACCCCTACTGTCTCTAATGAACCTGATATTCCTGCTGATCCTGTTATTTTTAATGAAGAAGCAAAAAGTCCAGATGCTGTTATATCTCCATTAACTATTAAAGCTTGGTCAAATCCACTTATATCTGTAGTTGGGTTTATTAATGATGCAGTTGTATTAATGAATACTTGACCTGATCCACTTACTGTAAACCCTGCATCTTGGGCTTGGAACATTCCTTTTCTAGAAAATATATATTCTGATTTATGTCCATTAGTTCCTGCAGCTGCTCTTAATGAAATATCACTTTGATAGTTTATACCTGTACCTTCTTGTCTTTCTATTCCTATTTCTGAAGAATATGTAAGAGAGTTTGCGCCCATATATATGTGAACCGAATCATCTGCATTATCTCCTCTAATCCATAAATAGTTTTGTTGGTTTGTACCTGTATCCCCACCTTCACCTAATATTAATCTACCCCCAGCTGCAGCATTAGATCCATAACTATACAATTCTGTAGTACCATTAAATCCACCTTCAATTGCTGTTCCTCCCCAACCATTCCATCCTAATTTTATTAATGCTGGGTTTGACCCATTATATCCTTGGATTCTAAGTGTGTTACCTTCTGAATTAGGAGCTGAGGTAGAACCTAATAATAATTCTCTTGTAGATGACTTATAAGTAAATGAACTAGTACCTTCAATAGTATCACTATCTGTAAATATTGCTATTTGATTATCTGCTGGAGTGCCTGTAGTATTAATTAATCCTGTTAATGCTGATCCATCTCCTATAAAATTAGAAGCTGAAATATGACCACTTGCACTTATATTTGAGGCAGTAATATTAGATAATATCGCATCACTGCCAGATACAATAACTTTTTTCCAATTTGGCATAATACTTTTTTATTGTGGTTGGTTACTCAATATGAGCCCACTTCCCGAGGGCCAACAATTTGTGATAAATATCAACCTCTATTTAGAAGATTTACGTCCTCTTGGAGTTTTTTGTTCTTCTTTTGGAGGACCTTGTTGAATATTATGAATATGTGTTTCTACTTTTTCTTGTAATGCTGCTAATAATTTAGCTTCTGATCCTTTTATTGTTACTGTTTCTAGACCTTGTCTTAAAACAGTTAATTCTGTAACGTTAAACATAACTATTTATTTTGTAAACTTTTATATTGATTTTGAAGTTTAATAACTAAATTGTATAAAGATTCTACATCTTTACCTTGAAAACTACTGTCACGAACCATTTTCATTAAAACTTCAATTTCATCAGATGTTAATTGATTGTTTTGCTTTGGTTGTATGACATTTGAAGAGGATTTATTTCCTGCTCTAAGCCCCATACTTAAAAACTTTTTTAATTTTAAAACTATTGACAATAAATATAATACAAAAAATTTGCTAATCCAAATTTATTTTAAGCATAAATCCAAATTCCATCACTTGAATCAACAAATATATTACCTTTTTGCTTCATTTCTGTTGAGGTAACATTTGCTACATTTGGATCTGTTGCTGTTGAAGCTGATGTTAATCCCATAAATCCAGCAGCTGTAAAATCTCCTGTAGCACCAGCATTAAAAGATGATGTTATTGCCCATCTACTACTAGCATCTTGATAACCAAATAATTGACCTTTATTTTGTGTATTTGCTGTTTGTACAATAAGACCACCTTGATCACCTGCTGTTGATCCTGAATTTAATAGAATATATCTATCTTTAATTAATAATGTTTCTTCATTTTGGAAAGAAGCAGTACCTGCTACTACAACATTACCATTGAATGTTGTTGTATCAGAGACTGTACCAACAGATATAGTATTAGTACCTTCTGTAATTTTAGAATCTACAAATGCATCTCCACTCCATTTAACTAA